TCCCAATGGTGACACGATCTAGGACACGTAGCTCGCTCGGTGAGGGTCAGAGAGTATAGACGTTTCCCTGTCCATTTCCTAGCGGTAACCTTGAACCCTAGTTTCTTGTTGTTCGAACCCTTTTTGAGTATGTCTAGGGTTCCGTTGGGATCCTTGACGCTCTTAGGGTAAACGGTTGTCGTTCTCATGGTGTATACTGTAGAGTGCTGGGGGTTGCATTGCAAGCGTAATCCGCTAGGTTTTTCGAGGAAATCTGAGTTTTTTACGCGGAGTCGTTGTAAGTTGTTGGTATTGAAGGGTTTATGTGTGGCCCCGGGCGGCTAAGGAAATATTCCCTACTTGAAAAGTAGTAGCACAAGCAAGACCACGATGGATAATAGGATCAGCGCAATATTGCTAGCGATGTCTGCACGATCTTTGTCGGTTCTCATTTGGTGGACTTCCTATAAAAAAGGGGAGAGGCTACTACCTGCCATGCCTATTTCACCTCTCCCCTACTTTTTCTCGTAGGCTACTAGTTTATTTTCTGAGTGGCCTTGTGGGCTGCTGTCGCTCCGATATGGCGACGGTCGATCCTCGTATAGTCCCACTCCTCGAACGGAAGCATTCGTCGTAGAGATTTATACGCGGTTAGCGCGTTATCAATCTGTTCGGGTGTCCCATTAGACGACCAAACTTCGGCGAACAGTTCTCCGACTTGGATGCTCAAGCCTTGGATCTTGGCTTGCTGGGTGTTGTAATCAAAGTTACTTCTCATGAGGTTCCTCTTAGTGGGTTGTGTGCCTACTGGGCACGGTTCAATCGCTATCGTCTGCCTCTTCGGCATCTTGTCGGGATAGTCGGTGTAGTAGTATTCATCCATGGTAGTATTATACCTCATCGGTTGGGGTTTGTCAAGTCTATTGCTCGGTGGGTCGCCATCCTGACTCCATCTTCCACCGACAAAGTCTGGGACCATCCACGCGATTCTGAGCCTCCCGCAGACGTTTCATGGCTTGTTCGTATGTTTGTGAGATCCAAACGGTTTCCCTTGGGCCGACGCCGCACCATCGGGCATCCTGGTCGTTTAGAGCATTGCCCAGGGCATCGCGTTCTGTGTAGTCCAGGGTTAGCTTGTATAAACGGGTGCCGTCGTCTTCATCCATGTTAGTCCTCCGATCCAAACACCCTGTCTTGGCAGGTTTGGCACATGCCTGAAATGCAAAACTCCTGTTCGGAGATCTCATCGCGGAAACTCTCGGCATCGCCTCCGCACGTTTGGCAGATGCCAGAGGCTACACCGATCACACGGTTAGACCCTGTGATGAGGGACAGAAGGGTTTCGATTCGCAGGTCTTTTTTGGTAGGTTCCATGACGTATAGATTATCACATCGTGCCTTGCGTTTCAAGCCTGGGGTGTGTGATTTTTTTGAATTTCTGTTGCCCTAAGGTGTTAGGTATAAAGGGTTTAGGAGAACTGCCGGGGGCCCAAATCCCCCGTTTATTGCAAGGCAAAAGCCAAAGCCGATAACACAACGAAGAGAGCGACACACCACGCCGTAGCGGCTGCTGCTAAAAAGTTAGCGTCTCTGTTATTGCGGATGAGTTGCATATCAGACATACTCCTTGACGGACTCGTTGGAGAAGTAGCGATCCCGCTCGATGCCTAAACCGATGGCTCGGTGCGTTCGGCTCTTGGTAGCGATGCTCTCAAGCTCGGACAGCCTGAAGTATCCCCACTCTTTTTCGATGCCATCAACCAAGCCATAAAACAGCCAATCTCCGTCTTCTTGCTTCTCGCCTTCGAGGACATACCAAGTCCACGAGCCGATAGGGTCGAAGAACTTGCAGACGAATCGCGGGTCATCACAGCCATACTCGCGGCTGTAGAGTTCGGGGATTTGCTTTTCGATTTCTTTGGTTAGTAACTTCATGCTGTATATTAGAGACGACTGGGGGCATTTTGTCAAGCATAAGGTCAAGAAAATGAGGAAAAACTTTCACTCCTAAGTGTGTGTGGTATAAGGGTTTATGCCCAAACCACCGGGCCTTAGTTCTAACCCTTTATGGGGTAGCTACTTATGGTATTTATTCTTCTGATACCATTCCTTCTTCCAAGCTTTTTGCTTTTCTTCCACGAATGCGGAGACCCACTTAGGCCCCTTGTCCTCTGCAAGCTTCCGATAGCGTGCAACCAGACGACGGCCACGTTCGTATACGTCGCCATCATCGGAGTAGTTGTAGAACCAATCCAGCTTCGGGAGGTTCTCCAGAAAGAGGTCGAAGCTCATTTCTTCGAAGTTCGTAGGTTTGTTATTGTTCATGTTACTCATTCCTCCATGTAGCGGGGGTCTTCGTTGATATTGTGAATCGACCAGCCGAGGACATCCCATACGATATGCAAGGGAACATTGGTGATGGCTGCGATTTGTTCGCTTGTCATTTCGCTCTCTTGCCAAAGATAGAAAATGTCATTCATGGTCACCTCGGATACGTCGAAAACGCTTGTGATCTTCTCGTGTTCTTCAATCTTCATATGTATATTAGAAACGACTGGGGGCCGTGTGTCAAGCATAAGGTAGGGAGGAGGAGGAAAAACTTTCATTCCTAAGTGTGTGGGCTATAAGGGTTTAGGTTCCGCGCGCCGGGGCGCTAGGGAAAATTTCCCTACAACATAATTTCATGTTGTAGGGAGTTAGAGTATTCTTAAACGCAACTTATTATACCGCAATGGGTTATAAATTGGTGGAGGTGGTGGGAATCGAACCCACGTCCTAGCATCGTCGCATTGAGCGGTTTCGATGTTAGTCTAAACCGTTCACCCCCAAAGAAAACCTAGTTTTTCTTAGCCTTCATGTTACCTACAAATGGGACATGTTGCGTCCCTTCGAGGCTGTCGAGCCACTCGTAAATGTCGGATTTTCTCCACATCTTGGTAGCGGTTAGTTTATTGGGGCCTAACCTAATGGGCGGGGGCATTTTCTCCACTCCATCCTTGTTCCAGTTGGAAATCGTTGCTTCTGTAACCCGACAAAGCTCGGCTAGTTCGGGCAGAGTTATAAAATAAGGGGACATAGTCATTTTTAGTTTTGGTAAAAAAAGTTCTTGGTTGCCTCTACGGGTCAACTGTGACACGCACTAGGGAAGGATGGCACATGGCGCTGATTCTTTCCCTAGTGCCGCTCAGGGCCTAAGTCCTATTTATACTCGCCCTGACGAGTTGTTACCCGTGAAGATAACGATGGTTCATCCCGTTGGGAGTGGAATACTGCCGAGAGTTTCGGTAGTGCTTGTTCCACGCCTTCTTGCACGCATTCAGAGTGCCCGTGTAAGTGTTGGCTTGCGTTTTCAGGTCAAAGATCGTATAGACTGCCGTCGAAGCAGAGCCATTTCCTACGCGGATCATAACGGCATTCTGATTGGCGCGCACTATGTTGCTAATATTATTGAGCATGTTTTTGGTATTGGTAAAAGGTGAAACGAAGGGGGTAGCATAACACATCCCCCTCGCTTTATCAACCCTCGGTAACGGTTTCCTGCCGATTTGTCGAGGTATTTGCAATATCCCCAACCGCCGCAGCGATTTGGGACTCGATCTCCGATTTGCGTTGCTCGGCGTCGGTGATTGTCTCCTCCGCCTTGGCTCGCTCATCCTCAATCTTGGTAATCCAAGCCTCATGCTTTTCAATGCGAGCACTGAAGGATTGGGGACCGTTGCCTAGGCCCTTGCGGGCTTCTCTGATGTCCTTGCGGGCATCTTCAAGATCCTCAAAGAGGGGCATCAATGTTGGGTCAGCCTTGGCCTGCTGCTTGACGAGCTTTAGACGCTGTCGGGTGAGCTTGGCTTCCAGGTCGATGATGGCTTCTTGAGGCGTTCTCTGTTGTCGCTTAGTCATCTCATTATTATAGAGGAGTTTCGTGAGCAGGTCAAGCTTGCAAGTGTAAATATTGATGTGGATGGTGTAAGTGCTTGTAACTAAAGGGGTTACGCGAGCCGCCGGGGCCGAGTCGGTAAAATTTACTGGATTGGTGTTCTCTTAGTAGTGCCAATGACTGGATGGGGAGTTCCAATCGTCCATCCAATCCTCATCGTCCTTGTGGTCTTCGTTCCTTTGGGTGTCCATTATTTCCTCGTAAGCTAGTTGAACCTCGCTCGCGGGCTCGGGATACCAAGCCATATACCACCTGTCACCGCAGCATTCGCAGTCCCTGCCCTTCCTCACACCGTCGAAGTAAATGCCCTTGGATTCTGCGATCCTGTTGGCTTCATCCTTGCTTGATGCGTAGATGTAAATGTCGAAGCCTTCGACGTAGCCCTCTGAGGCATTCAGCGTAGGCGCGTCTACGACGAAGCCGCCCGAGTTGTTCTGGTGATACCTGAATGTTTCTGTCTTTGTCATGAGGCTACCTACTATAAACGGTCGTTGTCCCTTGTCAAGTCTTGAATGAAAATCGAGCGGACGATTTCGCGTTTTTTCCTATACCATTTGGGGGGAAGGCCCCCATATAGACACCCCTTATAACCATTAACAAGCCCCAACTAATTCTTAAAAAACTCCCACCAATTGGGACTCCGATAAAAGTGGGACTCCTAAATTCTAAAAAACTTGGAGTCGTAAAAAATTTGCTCAGAAAAAAATTAGAATATTAGGTTGATGATATCTAAGATGAGACCTTCAAACAACATCCAAAGGGGTTCCAATGCATCTTCGGGTAACGCCTCTAGGGCAGCAGATGTATTTGGAATTATGGCGGAACATGAGCTTGAACACAGCACTAATGATACAATAAGGGCTGCCAAGCAAAGACCCTTTAAAATGTCATCAACAAATTCAGACTTTTTCTTAGGCATTACCATTATGAGCTTTGACCTGGGCGAGGGAAGCTTCAATAGATGCAAACTTCTCAGCCTTAGCCTTAGCGGAAGCTCCATTGCGAGCCATATTAGCTGCGATCAAGCCACCGCCCCCTGTCACTAATTCCATGAGACCGATTTTTCCATCTTGGTCTGCGTCGATATCAGATAGTTCGTCGGTGATGCTAGCAAAGGTTTTGTCGGCTCCGTGCATCCATTCTTGGACTTTACTTAGAGCTTCACCTGTTTTGCCTTGGACATCGCCTACGATGCCGTTGATCTTGTCTGATACGGAGGTTAGGTTATTAACCATTTGAGCAATACTTTCTTGATTCTGGTTGATAGTATCTGCAACTGCGTTGAATGCCTGACATCCAGTGAAGGTTATCAGTGAAGCGCCAATTACGGCAAGCGGCATTGCGTACCTCTCTTCGAATTGATTAAATTTACTCATTTTGGAGATTCCTGTTTCGATTTCTTTTCTTTTTTAACTTCGTCTGGAATTAGTGGTTCCCGCTTTCCAGACAAGGTTGTCCTCATGAAAAATGGTTCATTGGTTTTTTTAGTCATTAGGTGTTGCCTTTTTCTTCTTCTTCGCGTCGTCACCGTTGGATTCACTCACGATAGAACGCAGGTTGGCACCTATCATAGTGATCAGGAGGGTTAATAATGCCGAGACGACTGAAATTTGTGATTCAGGGATATACTGGACTGACCCTAAGAAGGCTGCTATCAACAATAGGAGGTATAATGGGCCGAAAATTGCGATATGCTTCGATGCTGCCTCTCTGGCAGACATTTGAATTTTCATCTTAGCAATTTCTACTTGAGCTTCGGCTTTTGTTTTCTCGATAAGAGCTTTGTACCGAGCCCTAGCTTCTTTCGCTTCTTCGCGTTTCATTTTGAAAGCTAGGCTAGAGTCTCTGACTACGTATTTCACTGATTCTTCATTATTATCATCAAAGTCGCTATTTTTCGCCATGGTAATATCCTCATTGTCTTTTTCATTCTCATATTTTCACGGGTACTAACACTATATTATATAGCGCATAACGAAAAAGGAACTCCTAAAAACTTAAGAGTTCCTTTTTCGTTAGAATACGAGCTTTCCTATTACGTGTAATCGTGCCGACTTATGTCATATTCACTAAACCCGGCATCTGGATTTACAGTCCAGGATCCCCATGGCAATGTCGTGGCAGGATTTTTCGGGGGCATACTCCAAAGTTGTACCGCTGACACCGTACTTCCTACCATATCAATAAACATCAGGATTTGCTGAAGAGTTTCTTGATTAGAGTTATACTTTCCCCAGAGCCTATAGGCATAACGGACATCGAGAGTTGCTGCCCCGTATATGCCCCCCGGACCCCACTGCGACCCTCCCAAGTAACCCGCTTGGTTAGGAGTCAAAATGGACAAATTAAAGTTACCTATATACTGTGATTGTTCGGGCAAAGCTATTGGGGTGTTGCATCCGCTAAATATAACTACTACATTAGTAGACCGATCCATTGTTTTGCTAACTTCAGTATCTGTCGCGTCGTTCCAAGGTCGTCGGTTGTAATACGGTTGGGTGGTCATTACCGTCCCCTGTGGGCCTAGAGTAGATGCGGTTAGGGTCCCATAGGTATTTCCATAGGAGTCCGCGCTCATGGCATTCCATTGGAACTTTTGAGGTTGCTGGAAGCTAGAAACATCGTACCAATTATATACTTTCCGCCTGGAATAGCTAGCCGTAGTTACGATCTGCAATCCGGTCCCCGCTATCCGTATTCCAACCCCATAAGAATTCAATGCAGGTGAGGTGGAACTTACCGACCCTCCCATGGGGACTCGTACATAATCAATATTCAGAGTTTGGGTTTCTTCCAAAAAGGGCCCTGAGAATCCACTTGCGTAGTATGTCCCTAAGCCCTGGACGATCCCGCTTGCGGAAGACGCGGCGTAGTAAGTACTAGTACTGTCTGGCGTTAAGACATCGGCTGGTGTGTCTACCATGGTAAACTCCTTTTTAATTCTACTTTATATAGTAAGTTACGACCAAAAAACTCCCTCCCAAATACTTAGAAGTTTCAAAAAAAGGGGTATAACGGGGGTTCACCTGTTGTGCAGGGTCATCCCCCGATTAGCATTTACATCAAGTCTACAATTTCAGCTTCTTTGGCGCGTGGAATCTTAATTGTAAGCAGTCCATTAATAAAATCAGTATCTGCTTTCTTAAGGTTAAACGCTTCATCAATGTTTAGAGAGAAATCAACATTTTTCTTGGAGATACCATGGTGTACAAATTTGGTACCTTCTTCCTTCTCTCCTTTTGCAGTAATTCGCAAAACACCCTTACTTGCTTTGACGCCAATTGCATCTTTATCATAACCTGCTAATGCGAAGCGAAGCCAAAGGTGTTTGCCTTCTTCGTCTACCCAACAATCTGAGTGTGGGTAGTTAGGTAAGCAAGCTAGTTGCTTTTTGGGCTCGATGACCGCAGTCTCCCAATTGTTTAGAACCTGATCAAAGTGGTTCCAGATCGAATCAAAATTCGTCCAATAAAAGTTTCCCATTGTTTTTCTCCTTTTCTTTTAGACAAAGGGGTTAGGAATCCTGAAAATCAGCGATTCCATTAGTATATACTATGATAGCTTGGAAAGTTATTATAAATCAAAAAAGGGGAAAACAATGAAACATTTACTAACAATAATGTTACTTTTCTTTCTAGGAAGTAGCTTAACTTTTAATTTAAATGCTACTCATTACTTTATTCCTCACGGGGGGCAATACCGTGGCCCTGGTGATGTAGTTCCACCAAACCCAGGAGGCGGTCCTGGTGGTAGAACTCCAGGTCCTAGAGGTCCTTCTACTCCTGGGCCTGCGGGGCCTAATACCCCTGGTCCCGGCGGTCCAAGTACTCCAGGGCCTAATGGCCCTAACGCTGGGGGGCCTGCTGCCCCTGGGTCTGCGGGTCCAACTACAGGTCCTAGAGGTGTTCCTATTGGAATTGATCTTACTAAATGGCAATTTTGGTGGGAGTTCAATAAGGACCCATTTATCAATTTGAAGGACTCAATTCATGCCAGTATAATTACAACTGGTTCGGATGAATTCTTCATGGGTGGAAGTCGTCGTAATGAAGGGAAGGACACTATGAAGCCCTCAGAGTCTGAGGTTCTTAACAAGGTTCTCCCCTCTTTAAAGCGCAAGATGGACACTACTGATCAACGCGATATAATTTCTTCTTGTCTCGTTGCTATGGCTAAGATCGGTAGGAATCATAGAGATTTCAATATCTTAGATGAGATGAAAGTTAGATTATCAAGTAGGGATCAAGAAATTCGTGAGACTGCTGCATTGGCTATGGGAATTTCTCAACTGCCTGAGGCTTTGGAGTATTTACCCGATTTAGCTAAAGATACATCTAAGGGGCGCAAACTGGTTAATCGTCCTTCGGTGGATAATCGCACTAGGGCTTTTTCATGTTATGGCTTAGGATTGCTAGCACATTCTACTAATAACTCTGATGTAAAATGGAGATGTTATATAACTTTACGTGAGGTTCTAAAAACCAGTATTAAACGTGGAGTTGTAGATCGTAATATTCCTGTTGCCGCTATTAATGGCATACGTCTCTTACAACCGTATGCAGGAGGAAACGCTAAAGATGCTAACTTGCTAACTCAAGCAGTTCATACTCTGTATATTTACTACACTAAAGATGTTGGTCAAGGAGAACAAATGATTCAATCTCATATCCCACCTGCTATTGCTCAATTGATCGGGCGTGACGGGGATAAGGATAACAAGTTTAAAGATAGATTTGTTAAAGATCTTAAGACTAATGGTCGGGCTAGGGAAACGTATCAATCAGCAGTAATTGCTCTTGGTATGCTTACTTACCCTCCTGAGATTAATAAGGTGCATAAGAAATACTCTGATGAGTTGTTAAAATACTACAAGAAGGGTAAAGATCCACAGGCACGTAATTTTGCTTTAATGGCGTTAGGTAAGATTGGAGGAAACTACAATCGCAATAATCTTCTAATAGCATTTGACAAAGGCAGTAAGGCTATGGTTAAACCATGGGCTGCAATTTCGTTAGGTGTACTAGCTTTTGAGACTAATAGTGAAGGGGCTGAAATTGATTATACAATTGGTAATGCCTTACACAGGTCTTTAAAAGAGATCAAGAATGATGAGACTAAATCAGCCATTGCTGTTGCTTTAGGATTGTGCAAATTCCGCGATGCTGCTGATTCCATTGAGCTTCTTTTAAGTCAGTATAGGAATCGTGATGAACTCGCAGGTTACTTATGCATTAGTTTAGCCTTAATGGGTAATGATCGTTCCATTGATAGAATCAGCAATATTGTTGAAATGGCTATTAGGCGTCCTGATCTTCTCAAGCAAGGTGCTATTGCTCTAGGTAAGTTAGGAGATAAGAGTGTTACTACTGAGCTTCAACAAATGCTTAGAAGTGATAAACATAGGAATGTCGCCAAGCTGAGTGCGATTGCTGCTGCTCTTGGATATATTGGAGATCGTAGGAGTATTGATCCTTTGCTTAGAATGCTTAATGATGAGTCTATAACTCCTTTGTCGCGTGCGTTTGCTGCTGTGGCATTAGGGGGAGTTGCTGACAAAGAATCGCTTCCATGGAACTCTAAGATAGCTGTAGATATGAACTACCGGGCAGCGGTAGAAACTTTAACAAATCAATCAACTGGAATTCTCGATATTCTGTAGCTATGAAAATTTTATCAACTCTACTTCTATTGTTACTGACTGCTTGTGGGCCTAAAGGAGATAAGATTCCACATACCCCTCCACCTCCTCCTCCGCCTGTATACATGGAGGCTGGGTTGACAAAAGCAATTCCTTTAGAGGGAAATCATGTTCCCATGATGACGTATTTCAAATATGATTATCAAAATAAATTTCTTTTTATTAATTTTTGGAACGAGTCTTGTAGCGTAATTAGTGAGGGAACATTTAAGTCTTCGACAGTGGGTCAGAATTTGATCCCTGGAACATTTCAAAATGGAGGATTTCCAAACCAACTGTATCTGTATTTCGTTCTTCAAATACCAAATAGTTCGTCTACATCTACGCCTCAATACCCTGAGGAGTTAGAATACACCTTGTCCCTATTTCCAAAGGGATCAACAGAATGGGATGGGTTTGAAACTGTTAGTATAAACGGTGAACAAACTGTAATGAATTTGCGGTATTCTGATCCCGGAGTATGGTAATGGAATCTCTAGCTGACAGTCTTTTACAGTATGGGGTTTTGGGGTTGTGGGTAGCCTATATGATATATCGAGATGTGAGGCTCCATCAGCGCCTTAAAGAGCTAGAAGAGGCACATTATAAGGAGCGTCAATTTTACTATAATGAAATAAAAGATAGACTCACCAAATTATTACCTTTAGTGGAGAGGCTTCCGGGAACAAAGACATTATACGATGTGGTTCTTCCAAATAATAGATATAATAGAGAGCGTTAATAAAATGACAAATATAGATGATGTGGTTTATTCAAAACGTCTTCGTAAAGTAACGGGAGAACTAGAGGTTTTCTCCGAAAACGCTAAGTTTATATATTTATCTAATCCTCCCCTCAATTCTAGTTTATCGACTGGAAAAGAAATGCTTTTCTTGCAGGGGGTAACAATCTCTCGTACCAAAGAGATGGAAAAGAGTATTAGAAAGCATGATAAGGATCCTCTATATGCTATCAAAATGTATATGAAGTTGTTTGGGTTGCAATACGATGCCGAATATATGAAAAGGATATTAGTTGATACAGCTTTTTTGGTTCGTAAGCTTAAAAATAAGTTTAATAGGCCCCGTCCTTCTCAACTTTCACCTTACTATATGTCCGAATTAGAGGTGATATCTAGCCGCAGTGCAAAAACCCCGTCTTACCCTTCTGGGCACACGACTCAAGCTAGATTAATTGCTGAAATCTATGCGGACAAATACCCAGAACATAGAAAAAACCTTCTTATGGCTGCGGAGGAAGCGGGGGCAGGACGTATTATTGGTGGCCTCCATTTCCCCACTGATCATAAAGCCGGGATTTACTTGGCTAAACGTTTATTTAAGACAATAAAGAATAAAAAACCGCATAAAAGTTCGGCTGATACGCGGATTTTTGATATCAGTTCACGAAAAGGAGATTAAAATGCTATTTCAAATCCATGTTTCCCGTAGATTTACCATTCCTAGAATGGCGCATTGTGGCAATGGCTGTTGACTAGACAGTTCCCTCTTTTAGAGCTAACTGCCAACTAATACAATGGAGAAACCAGCAACTGGTAGAGCCAAGGAACCCGTCAAGTAGTATATGACCAGTATGGCTTTGCCAAAGACTTCCTAATATAAGCCCGATCCAGAAGCCAAAGCACATGGGACACTGTACCATTCCCCCGAAAAAGTTACTTTTGGATACAATCCAGTTTTTGACAGGTTCCCCAATCTTTCCGTGTGTCATAGTAAAGGTTATTCCAAAGCAAACTAAAATCCAAACAAAAAGTTCGTAGATATTTTCCATTATTTTACTTTCATAGGTAAAGTAGTATGTTTAATAAACGCGGTTCTGTTTTTATGCCAAGAGTCTCGGCCTACTAATTGGCCGCTCGAATGATGAATCATCTTAATTGGAACCGCATAGTTATTATAGCCAAGGGCGTGAGCAGTAGTAGTGTAGTGTATATCATAAAAGTCCCACAATCCCTCAAAATATGTAGGTTTTTCTACTTTAATATGTTCCCAAACTTTTTTTCTGGCTGCTAAAAATAGGCCATCTAAAGCTACTACTTCCCCGTAGGGTCCATAAGTTGTTGTATCAATTGTTGGGGGTTCTTCTTGAGCTATGTGGTTAACTGCTCCACGGTGTAGCCCCTTCTTCCAATTATCGTGATCCCACCATACGGCATTTTCCCCTAAAAATGTGGTTCCGGCGGGTCCCACGATCCCCGTTTTCGGCTTTACACAAATTGACAATGCGGCTATAAAATTTTCCTTGTTTGAAAGAATTTGAATGTCGTCATGACAGAAAATAACGATGTCAGTATCCGAGGCTTCGCACTTGGTCAGCCCTTTGTGATACGCACTAAAGATAGAATCTTGATTTACTAATAGTTTTACATCAACGCCAAAGCTAGATAATTTAGAGACTAGTCCTCTCGTCTGGGAGGACAGTTTAGGATTTCGAGTGCAGATTACTGCGAAAAATTTCATGGTCTATTATAGATAGTTTATGGATAAATCTGATTTAATTGCTGAATTCAAAAAGTGTAAGGATGAGCCTCACTACTTTATTTCACGGTACATTAAAGTGGTTCACCCTATCCGGGGTTTGGTTCCTTTCGAGCTTTACCCGTTTCAAACGAAGATTATTGAGGAGTTGGAGACACATCGTTTTAATATATTGCGAAAGTTTAGGCAGGCAGGATGTACGACCTTATGTGCTGCCTACTCTCTTCATATGGCGATTTTTGAGAAGCATAAGACGATTGTTATCCTTTCGAAAGGGGATGTAGAAGCGACGGAGGTGTTAGATCGTATCAAGGTGATGTACGAGGAGCTTCCTTCTTTTTTACGGCCAGGAGTAGCCGAGGATAATAAGCACACTCTCAAATTGAATAATAACTCCATTATCAAATCTAGACCGTCTGGTAAACAATCAGGTAGATCTTTAGCTGGGTCCTTTCTGATTATTGACGAGGCGGCATTCATTGAGAATATTGATACCATCTGGGCGGCGGTATACCCCATTATCTCTACAGGTGGTAGAGCGTTTGTGTTGTCTACGGTAAATGGTGTAGGAAACTGGTATCATAGAACCTTTAAGGAGGCCGGACTGTCGGAAAACGCCTTCAACTGTATTGATATTGCATGGAGAGACCATCCCGAGTACAAACGTCAGTTAGGGTATGATTCTCTGTATGAAGAAATGGAAAACCTAGGATTGAATGTGGATATGTGGGAAGCGACAACTAAAGCGAATCTTCCTCCTAAACAGTGGCTTCAAGAATATGAGTGTGAGTTTTTAGGGACAGGTGAAACCTTCATTGAAGGTACTTTGCTTAAACGCCTGTTGGAGGAGGTTAACGAGGAGTATTATATTAAATACAACAATAAAATGCGCGTCTGGAAGGATCCTGAACCTGCATATGACTATCTAATTGGAGTAGATGTCTCCATGGGCAGAGACCGTGATTACTCGGCTTTTCATGTCTTAAACATGTATACAGGGGAGCAAGTAGCTGAGTTCTATTCTAATAAGACCCCTATCAATGAGCTTGGGCAAATTATTGCTAAGGAGGGGAGCCTTTACAATAATGCCTCGGTAGTGATAGAGCGCAATACTATCGGGAACAATCTTATAGATTGGTTATTTAACGTTTATGAGTATGATAATTTATGGCTAGATGATAAGAACAATATAGGGTTACAAGTAACCTCTAAAAATAGAGACGAGATCCTGGCAAGACTAGAGGAGTATATCCGTAATAATATCCTTAAAGTAAACTCTAAACGTACTGTGGATGAGTTGCTTACGTTTATCATTAAGGATTCCGGCAGAATTGAGGCCGACAGAGGTAAGAATGATGACCTAATTATGAGTATAGGGATAGCCGTATCTGTACTACATACTTTAGTAGATACTCATGCGTTAGAATTCTCTCAAAATCCGCACCAGGAACAAAAACCATTAGAGCCTACGAGAACTACCCTCTATAACAGTTACGGTCAGGAAATAAGTACAGAAGATATGAAATGGCTGATGAAGTAAAGAAAAACGGTAAGGTCACGACGATTACCCAAGTTAAGGAAGATGCAGCAGGGGCTGGGATTACCCAATTTGGAGCCCAGAGTCCTGATAACCGCATAGGTCCTTATTTTTATCCTTCGGGCAGGTTAGGTCAGTTTTTAGCTAGATTCTTTGCTACTAAAGCTGCCCCCTATATGGCCCAACAAGGAGATGATGGGCCCACTCCTCAAGCGAGTCTAGCTGGGGATACCGTCCAGAGCGCCGATGTCGTAACTCCTGATAGATTACCAGCGATGGGGGCATTAAGCCGTAATAGCTTAGTACTCCCTGAAATTGAGAAAAGTCGGCGGGAACGGTATAAGAGATTTGAGGCTATGGATGACTATCCTGAAGTAGCAACAGCGTTCGATATTTATGCTGACGACTCCTCCCAAAAGAATTTACGGGGTGAGAGGTGGACGATTCACAGTGATTCTCAAATGGTTGTTGATGAATTAAAGGAATTATTCCGAGTCATCCAGTTAGACAGAATTTATTGGGATATTATTCGAAATACTGTAAAATATGGAGATGCCTTTATCGAGACAATCGTTGATACTAATAACCCCAAGAAGGGAATTCAACGCATTAAACCTTTAAACCCCAATTTTATTATTAGAGTGGAAAATGAATACGGGTATTTAACGGATTTCATTCAAGAAATTCCTGAAAAGGGGTCATGGGAAGCCTACGGTAGTGCCGCCGATTCCATGACGGGGGCGAAGTATATCACTTTAGATCGCAATCAGATTATTCATTTTCGCCTAAGAACGGCTGACCCCTCTTATTATCCTTATGGGAAATCAATCGCGGGGGCTGCTATTCGAATTTTTCGTTCTTTAAAATTAATGGAAGATGCTATGCTTATCTACAGGCTGGCTCGTGCCCCTGAGAGACGCATCTTCTATATTGACGTAGCTAATATGCCTGCCAACAAGGCAGAGCTTTTTATAGAGAAGGTCAAAGAAAAATTCAAAAAAGAAAAATACTACGATATTAATAGGGGCGGCATAGATGCACGCTATAACCCTCTTAGTGCGGACGAAGATTTCTTTGTTCCTACTAGAGGTCCTCAGGGCACTAAGATCGAAACGTTGCCTGGGGCAACTAACCTTGGGGAGGTAGAGGATGTTCGGTATTTTAGGGATAAGCTGCTCGCCGCTCTAAAGATTCCTAAGGATTATATTGTTGAGAAAGATAAGTCCCCTGAAAGAAAGGCAAACTTATCACAATTAGATGCCAAGTTTGCTAGAACTATCACCCGTGTCCAGCAGCAAATCGAGATAGGGCTAGAACAACTTTGTAGGCGTCACTTAAGCTTAATAGGGTATCCTGCTCATCTTCTTAAAGAATTACGGTTGATTCTGCCTGACCCTAGTGACACTTTTACCAAACGTAAGATGGAAATTGATGAGCAGAAAGCTAGGGTAGTCCAGGCTGTGGTTGCTACTGGGCTTTTCCCCAAGAAGACCCTTTATAAAGAATTTTATGATCTTACCGAGCAGCAAATTGAAGAGATTATGGAAGAGCTTAAACAAGAGCAATCAGAGATGCAATCTCAAGAGCTAGAGCAACAAGGGGCTATCGGACAGCAAGAAATGGAAATGGAGCAGGATGCAGCGTCTCAAGATGCCGGGAGGCAGGAGGTAGCTAAGGCCGCAGATCATGAGCGTCAGAAAGAATTACAAAAAGAGGGGGCTGATGCCCGGATTGTTAATACCCTTCGGCGTCTGAGAAAACAAATTATTTCCGAATCACAGAATGGGGTATCTTCGAAGGTTAATTCTATTGATAGGATAATTGGGAGAAATATAAAAAATCCCTAAAATAATGCGATCTATTATAACCTATATAACCCGTATGAGTTGACACATTAAGGAGTTAGAAATGTTTGATCATCTGTTTGAGAATAGAAATTCCACCATAACAAATTTATTAAAACTAAGTGATTGCTTGGGACGCTCTCTTAGAGAGAACGTGGAGCTTTTCTCCATTGATAGTGAGGCAAAAAAAGTAGCATTTTTAACAGAGAGTGGCAAAGTGGTCTTTGGAGAATACGCTCTGGAAGAAGATATTACACTTAACTCAATCCAAGTGCAAGATGTAGATATCTTCACCGATAATAAAACTTTTAACTCCTTTGTAGATGACAAGGTTTCCCGCTTTGTGGGAAATTTAAATGCAGACGATTACCGCACTGCGGAATATAGTTTTAGTGAAGTTCTTTCCTTATGGGAAAACCGATTGAAGTTTGAGAATGTAAAAAAACGCCTAGAAGAAAAAACATCTTTATTCTCGGAGGCGCAAAATATTGTTAAAACTGAGGAGTTTCAACGATTTTTAGAGATCATGCCCCAGATTACCAGTTTCCTGGTAGAAGAAAAAGACGAAATTCAGAACATCAAAGAAATTGAGAATTCTATTAAACTGTCAAATGCGGTTTCCAAAGCTTTTAATTTCCCACGTTTAGGGTATAAAGCCTTAGAAGAGAACAGTAGTTACTCCATTTCTCAAGGATTAAATAAGAGTATCTACGAATTACTGTGCAAGCAGGAGTTAGTCAAGAAAGAGCTTTTAGAGTCCAAGAAGGGGTTCGAGGAAGTATGGGCCACCAACAGTAAGATTCGAAATCTAGCTGCGTTGCTTTTTGAGTCCTGTGATGAAGAAGTGTTGAGTGCCCTTGTAGAAGCCGTTGTTGATGTACCTTACTTGGCTTTGGCAACCAAAAAGCAGTTATTTGAATGCATAGATAACTCCTTAGGGTTAGGGGATCATACAAGCATTTCCGAGAAAGAAATTAAAAACTTCGTTTCACGCTTGTTTGAAATGAAAAAGCCTATTAAAAAGACGATTATTAGCTTACTTAATGAGAAATATGGAATTAATATCCTTAACCTTAAAGAAACAGCTACTTTTAAGAGCTTGGCCCACACCCAGGTAGTAATTTTTGAGTCTCTTTCTAGACTGGCCCCTAAGGGTAGCGTCCTGAAAGAGGTCTTCACTGAATTGTCGATGTGCCTTAAGAAAAAGAATGGTGTGGAAGTTATTGATGTGAATGATGTTCTTCAAGAATGTTTTGAAGCTTGTGGATATGATAATTTCTGTGAGGAATATACATTAGTTGAAAATATTTCTTTCGATACTATCCTAAATACTGAATTAAGTATCGCCGAATTATTAGAAAAAACTCGCAAAACGCTTCTTTTGGATTTAGATAAAGAAAAAGATAACGATAAAACCGACGCACAGATTAAAGCCGAAAAGGATTTGGAGGATCGAGAAGCCCAACCTGAGTCTGAATCAGACGAAGAGGATGACTCTGTAAAAGCAGCAGAAAAGAAAAAGAAAAAGACTGCTAAGGAAGAGGTCGAACTAGACGGCGATAACATCCGGGAAGAGGAAGAGGCTGAAGAGGACGAGGCTGAAGAGGAACAGGCTTTATCTAAAGAGGAATTCCTTGAAGCCCTCAATGATTTGGATGAATTGATGGCGGGTATGCAGGAGGATGACGACGAGGAAGAACCCCATGACGACGAGGAAGAGTCCGATGACGGTGATGATAAGGTTCTTCCTTCAACTCCTGGTGATACTCCAGAGGAAGAAGCCGAGGAGTAACACTAGATGGCAACAGGATGTGGTGGACCTGTTCCTCTAATCCTTTCTTCAATAGGGGGTAACTATACGATCATTGAACTCCCCCCTGATCAAGTATTAGAGGCTGCTATCTGTGGAGGTAATGGCCCCACTGGCCCACAAGGGGTTACTGGCCCCACTGGCCCACAAGGGGTTACTGGCCCCACTGGCCCACAAGGGGTTACTGGCCCCACTGGCCCACAA